ATGATTCGGAAAATTGTTAGAGATACAGAGGGAAATATAATAACTGAACGCCCCATTGGTGAGATAGAGATAATACGTCCTCCTTTTCGGTGTATTATCAAACGTAATGGACAAGAAGATGCTAAAAAAGGAAATCGTGTAGTTGTAAGATGTTCGGTTCTAATTTTACCTAATTCAAAGATTCACAAATTCAAATTGGACTTATGGGGATGCAAGGCTATTTATTGGCATAATAGAGTTCATATTATAAGCAATTTTATTACCACGACTTTTTGTGATATAACTTGGGGAGGAGCTTTTGGCCTGGCAGAAAAGTTTTTTAATGATGAGTGTGACAAATATGAGCATCTTCTATTTGAAAGGGAACAAGCTCTTAAAAATGCAGAATAAATAGAAGTTTCTGAAAATATTTTCTATTTATTTTTGTAAGACAGCAAGTTGAAAAATGACAATTTAGGATAAGAATATATGATTTAATGATTATGTCTGAAATAGAAATACCCTTCTTTCGTGTGGAAAAATTGTACAAAAACTGTCAGGTAAAATGTGTTAGATTTTACAAAACAGAATATTATGAAAAAAGTTTATATACCATGCGTAAAGAGGTTCTTGTTGAAAATAAGGTAATCTCATTAGTTTATAAAATTAGAAAGCCTAATGATATTATAGGAATAGCATATGCCTACAAGAATGGTGATATGCAAAGAATGAATGTTTGTAAATGTACTGCGGAATTTGAAAATGAATTTTTTATACGAGACTCAAAAAAGGTCAGTCCATCTGAAGATAACACAGAAATGTTTATTAAAAGTAATAGCTATCCCATTTGGGCAGAAGTATATTATGATGGTAAAGAGTATAATTATGTGTATGGGAATTCTCCATCTGAACAAGTTGAATACTTATTTAAAAAGAATCTTTTAATAAAAGCTGTTAATGGTAGATTACCCGATGAAATTCCATCTATAGAATCATACGATACAAAAGAATTACTCTTAAACGAATTGCTTAAATAACTATTATATATTACATCAGCCATGCCACAAGAAAGTAAATATGCTTACGACGAGGAATCCGTCAAGGCAATAATCGAATGGGCACAAACAACCCAGTTACCCAAGGAGGTGATGCTAAGTGAGGCGGAACACATCATCGATACGTCCATGTATGTTAATGCGAATATCTGCGATATTAAGCAGCATTAATTCATATCTATTGTGGGTGACATATTCCGGCTTTCGTCGGGATTTTTTTCATTTGGGCCCTTTCTTTTATAAAAATTCCCTCAAATCACGTAGGGAATTTCAGAAAAGCAGTTGTCTTTATAGTAGAATCCGGTATATAGTGTTAGTATAGTCCTTCTTTCAGCCATTGCAGTTTCTTTATACTGGATTTACAGAATGTTCCAACATTGTGTGCTCTAATTGATTGTATATATTGAAAGGAACATGCTGGACCTCAGCTTTTATGCGGCTGAGGTTTTGTCGGAGACAAGAGTGCGTTGTTGAACGTGCGATGGAAATATGTGTTTAACCAAATTATTAGTTATGAAAAAAGAGTTTTGTATGGTAATTGCATTTGCTATGGCTTTAGCCGGGTTATTTATGCTTATGTTTATGTCATTTGATTAGTGAATGTCTGTTTGTTGACTGTTTTATAGAAGGGGCAGCTTATTCAGCTGCCTTGTTCCATTTCCCAGGAATTAAGTAATCCATATTGTGTAATTATTCCCCATGTGTGGTACTCAGTTCCACATATTTCCACACATAATTATTCCTTCTTGTTTTTATAATATGCTGATGTATAATGTATTATGTACTGATGTACATCATGGCATATCGTTTGTCCTATAGTTAATACAAAAACTATATTTATTTACTTAAAACTTACGATTATGAAAAAAGTATTGGTAGCATTAGCAATGGTTATGGGATTAGGCAGTTCAGTAGCATTTGCTTACGTGGTTTCTGGAACACAGTCTGTAGAGCAAACTCAGCAAAATCCTCAGGATGAGTTCACAAAAGTGGAAGTAAAAGACTTGCCTCAGGCAGTTATGAATGTCTTGGCTAAGGACTATGAGGGGGCTGTAATAAAGGAGGCTTTCATTTCCGAGAAAGAAACCGGTAAGATTTATAAGGTTGTGTTGACCATCACCAAGGAAAATCAATCCACTGAAGAAGTGACGGTACTTCTGAATGAAAAAGGAGAAACTGTAGAATGAATGGAAACTCTGTAGTGGTTCGGATTCATCTACAGAGATGATTCGAGATGCTTTTATGTCTATCTCGTTAATGCGAAAGGGGCGGCTGAATAGTCGCTCTTTTTGTTTATATTGTAATAATAGTTCGTTTCTTTTTTGTCAGAAATTCCTATTATAGAGGGTTGTTTTATACAAAATAATGTTTATATTTGTATTCTAATCCCTATTGTATTATGAATGACAAACAACAACTTCTAATTGATTGTATTTCCCTTCTTCCCGTTATAGGCATTCTGGTTTTGATAACTGTTGCCAATGACCAGCTTGTTACTATGGTTGCTGCCTATGTGCTTTGCGGAGAACTCTTATGTGTATTGGTTAGCAGGATATTAAATTTGTACTATATTGATGTGGCTTTTGTTTGGTTGGGTGGGATTATGCTTTGGCTGTGGTATTGGCTCTGGTTGGAGTCAAGCCATGTAGTGATGGAGATTGTGGAAAGGACAGTTGAATGAATCGCTTCTTTTTCAGTAAAAAATCCCCGTAGCTGCTCAACTACGGGGATGGTGTCAAATAACAGAGTATCAATATGAGATACTAAGTGAGCCTATTCCATTACAGATAAATCATCGTCAACTTCATACTGATTACAGCCAAAAGCCGCACACATTAAAATAAAACGTTCTTTTATACCTAATCCGGTATATCTGTCTACGGCTCCACTGCCTTTTGCATGAAGTCCTGCTGCGTATTTATCTATCTGAACTTTATTCATTAAATCTACATGAGTTTTACGGGCAAGTTTACTGCTTGCAATCTCATATATGGATTTGTACTCATTTGTTTCCAATGCCGCACTAAACATTGCCACTTTCCGGCTAATCTCACAGTATTCAAGTAGTTTTTTTATTTGATAATTGTACCCGGTTTCACCATTGCCATCAGGATAATAGGGTAACAAAGCATTGCTTGGTAGCCTACCTTTATACTTCATAATAATATCATAAGCAATACGAATGATGGGAGTTTTTATCTCAGTGCGTATAAGTCCATCCTTGTGTGTTTTCTGAGGTAAATAATGAATGTAAGGTATTCCTTCTTCAATGCTGATATTATCAAAAGTGAATCGTCTGAAATCACCTATACGGCAACCGAAACAACATTGAACAACGAATACATCTTTTACTCGCTGCAATGTTTCGGGACATTCTTTGTGGACAACTTCATTGAATTCTGTTTTGGTGAGAAAGAAAGGCTCGTCATATTGTTGCTTCATAATGGACTCTTTTTCTTTTCCTATCTTGCGGAAAGGAGATACGGGAATAACATCATTACTTTCAAGCTCCACCATAAATGCTTGTAATAATAATAGTTTCTCAGCAATTGTATTCTGGCTTCTTTCCTTTGATGGTATATTCCGCTTATTCATTTCTGCGTACAGTTCTGGAAATTTTTCAACCAGAGTGTATTCTTTGCGTAGAAAATCACGAAAATTTAGAATATGTTCCTTATTGAATTCATTGACCGGCAACCCGTCAATGCCATTGATAATGAGGAATCGAGTCAGTTCCCTTATCACTACATCGTAATGTTTCTTTCTGCCGGGACCTATTACACCTGCATTTAGCCATCCGTCAACATAGCGTTGGAACATACTACACATGGATTCCTCTTCACTGCTGATGTTATATTTTTCAGGATGTAAGTGCTGGTCTATTAAGATTTCCAGTTTTTCACTGGTTAATTCTTTGTTGCTCCCATAAATGGATAAAATTAGATTCTTCCGTTCTTCAATAGATGTGTTAAATGATGTTCTTATGTCTAACTTTATAATACTTTTAGCCTTATATTTTTCAGTCTTGGCATCCCAAAGAGTAGGAGAGACCATAATATCTGATTTGTGGAATAACTGTACATTGCGTCCATCAGATAATCGAAATCTGACATTTACTTCTTTATCTTTCTTCCCAGTTCTTATAAATGCTTTTACTGTAGTCATATATTCTCTGTTATATCGGTTGTGCAAATATACATAAATTGCACAACTCAGTTCAAATATTGCACAACATAATGCAATGGCATGCAATATAATATTTTTATATTACTCTGATTTTTAATATAATGTTATATGTATTGGTTTTATAGTATTTTATATTCCGAATCGCAACGGAATCACAACGATAAGGCAAGTAGTCGATAAAAAGGCTGCTTGCCTTTCGTCGTTTAGCTGGGTATCAACGATTTACTACCTTGCCAATTTCGACAGAATTTGTGCAAAAAGTAGGTAACATAGCAGAAACACAGCTTTCCGTAGTTCCACTTTTCCGGTGGGTAGAAATAATTTAGAAAACAAAAATGAGTACGGTAAGAGTCATCCAGAACAAGCAGAGATTGACCAAAGAGGGCAATGCTCCGCTATATATAACCTTTTATCTCGGTAAGGAAAAGTTAATGCTTCCTTGCAAAGTGTCTGTGCCTGCTGCTAAATTTGACGAGAAAAGCGGACTTCTCAAAGGAAACAGTAAGGAAGCAAAGGATATAAATCTTATTGTGAGTAACCTGAAAGCACGTGTCAACGATATATTGGTGAAGTTCCGGCTGAGGAACCAGGCTTTGACAAAAGATATTTTCATGCGGGAGTATAACAATCCAAGTGATTATAAGACTTTCCATGATTTCGTGAAGGAGCATATGAAAACCTACAGCCGGCGAATAGAGATGGGAACGTTCAAGCATCATCTGAGCTGTATGAAAAAGTTCAAGGCATATAATGAACTGTTACAGTTCCGGGACCTTACTCCGGATTATCTGACTGACTACCTGATTTACATGAAAAAGGAGCTTGGAAATACGGAGATAACCGCACAACGTAATATGTCCACCATCAAGATATATGTCACTGCAGCCTACAGAAAGGGTTATATAGAAGAAAATCCTTTCCAGGAATTCCATATCAAAAGAATAAAAAGCGATGTGGACTATCTGACAGAAGAGGAGCTGATGCAGTTTGTGCAATTATACTATCAAAGAACATTGCCGGAAAAGCTTCAGCTGACCTTGGCCTTCTTCCTTTTCATGTGTTTCACGAGCATGCACATTACGGATGCACGTATGTTCTGTATCGAGCAGGTAAACAATGATGTGCTGACTTACTACCGTGTGAAGAACCGGAACTGTAAACCGGAACCGATAAAGATTCCGATGCCGGTACCTGCGGAAAAACTTCTGGAAGAATGGGCAGAGGGTAGGGAAGAAGGACGTCTGTTCAGGAACGTTCAATGTGACCAGGTCGTTAACCGACAGTTGAAGGCCATTGCCAAAGAACTGGGGATTAACAAAAAAATATCGGCCAAGACAGGAAGACATACGTTTGCAACTATTTATCTCCGGAAAACAAAAGACTTATCCAGCCTGCAAAAATTGCTTGGACATAGCAATATCCGGGAAACGATGATTTATGCGCACGTCATGGATGAGAGCAAGCGGGAAGGCATGCAATGTTTCAATAGCTTCACCCTATAATAAGGGCCAAAAGCCGTACAATCGTGCGGATGATTCATAACGTTTTATTTATCAAATAAATGCGGCTGCACCGATTTGTACAAGTTCGTACAAAATGAGGTGCAGCCGCACGAATTTATGCTCTCTCGTACATCACCCAGTAGGGTTGTCCTGCCAAATATTCTACATGGTACCCGGCATCAGCCAGTTGTTTGGCCAGCGCCATCGGAGCGACATCGACAATGTTCGACAGCTCATATACCAGTTCAGCGGTGGTCTTGTAAGATTTCTGTGAAGTGGTACCGATGGGTGAATAGTTCTGGCCGATGAAGTTTGCTATGGCTTTCTGCCGCTCGGCTTGTTGCTTCTCCAATTCGTCTCGTTTGTCCGGTTCTTCGTCGTTTTGATAAGAACGGAATCCTATAGGCTTTTTCATTGGGCACCTCCTTTCTGATTAGGGATAAGGCCTAAAAATTCGGTACGGGCATTATGTAATGTTGCTAAAACATCCAAAAATGTTTTTGAATTGTCATAGAAATAACCACTGTATTCAAGAAGAAAGCCGATACTATCATCCAACAATTCTGCAAGAGATGCTGCTCGATTATTTTGCAATTTCAATAAGCAATTAGATATGGAATCGTTGAGTACAATTCCATTAACGGTAGTATTATCCATTCTCACCTCCTTTCTGTTCCAGCATATTCGCCTTCTCACTGAATTGATAAATGGAACGTACCTTGCAAATATCGAGAAAGAATACCGTGTCCGGGCATCCACCACTTATGACATGTGCCTCGATGCGTATAGTACAGTCACGTCCCAAAGGAGTAGCAGTACATTTCATACGTTTCATCTTGGGGTGTTCGGCATTGATGCGGTTAACCACATCGCCTATTTCATGCTTGAGTGCATCCAGGGAAAGTTCATCCTTGATAAGAACGTTTTTATACTTCTCTACATAATCAATAACCTTTTTCCATGCCCGGTTCTTTGGGGAATAGGTCTGCAGATGGTAAACAAAGAACATCATGCTTTGCCTCCTTTCTCATTAAAGGTGATGTTGACTGTCCCACCATTGACATAGATGGAAATGGATTTGTCGCTACGTGCTGCACGGATACGTTTACGTCCGGCGCACAGTTCAATACCCAACTGGGCAAACAGTTCTTGAACCTTCTCTGCGGATACATAGCGTCCGCGAGCGCTTTGAGGTTGTTTTTTCATTTTGGAGATCAATTAAAATGAAACAATATGGTTAATGGATGACGGGAAAGCAGACTTTCAATACCCAAAAAATAAGAAAACATGCTTCAAAAAAGAAAGTTCCGCTTTCCCGTTGATCTCCACCTGAAACAGGCAGTGGGTGCATTAACACTCCACACGGGGGTCGGAACTATATAGATAACCGATGGGCATAAAAAATGCCAACGGCAATCGGTTGGCGAACTACTCGTCGCCTGTTTCAAATGGAGATCACTGCAAATATAGAGGTTGTTTTTGGAATGACAAAAGAAAAGCGGAGATTTTTTGTTTCTCCAGTATCTCTATTGGGCTTTTAACATACCTACATATCGGAGATATTTATTTTTGCCTTATATTTGTCGGCATAATCATAATCTGTATGTTCGATTGTCTGAGAAATATATTAGCATTTGCAAGTACATTTCTTGTAATAAGTACCAGTACAATGCTGCTGATACAAGGAATTGTATGTTTCGTTACATGGGATTGGACATACAAAAAAAACACCGATTATAGAATTATCATAATCGGTATTTTGGTTGCTTTATTGCTTATTCCCTTCTACTACTTGCCGGTTCAATAATTACGCCTACCTTCGTTTTTGGCATTTAAGATTTCAATTATTGGTTGCATATCTTCAGGAGTCTTTATTTGTAGAGAGTCCATTGCTCGTGCAGCTGCTCTTACTAATTCTCTATCAGCTTTCCTATCGAGATAATCATTGATTATTCCACCGATACCGTTAGTATAGATGTCCAGTCCATCCTTTTTATTGAATTTAACTCCTCCGCCAGTTAGTATTGTGGTGAATAGACCGAAAAGCAATAGTTTCCCAATTCCTTTAGTCGATAATCGTAACCATCCTGGAGATTCCATTTGAACTTTCATGTTCAAAGGAGCTTCTGAGGAAATATTGTAATTTTGACAAAAATCGTCAATTAACAATGAAACAGCTTTTAAATCGCAAAAGTCATCCAAAGATACTTCTTTTTGAGTCCGAATTTTTAGAACTAAATTCATAACATCTTCTTTGACATAACAATCGTGAATTACACTGTCTATATAAGAAGCGTAATTACTTACATCGGATAAAATATGCCTGGAAGTAAACATTAATTGTAGGGCAGGAGGAAGAGTTGCTCTTCTACCAAAATATTTCCATTTAATATGCCTTCTTTTTTTGAAATCACAATGATGCTCATCATCAATTATGGGTGTGTTTTCCTCATACATATTTCCATCAATAATACCAATTGCAACATGACTGGCGCCTGACGATGGAATAATAACAACGTCACCTTGTCGTATATCACGAGCAAATCGTAGAATTTGAGCAACGGGATAACCGGAGTTTCTTATATCAGGATAACGGTGATGAAACATTGCTTTCAAAACTTCTTTGGCTGCATTATCTGTTTCTGGTAAGTGTTGTAAATCTCCTAATGATATATTATTGTACCCAACGGCGATGTAATTTCCTCTTATAAATTCTCCGTAATAAGCACCTCCCATGGTACGTACCATCCAATATTTCTGTTCTTCATTCAGATTTTTTAAATCACCTACTAAATCTTCAAAATTGAAATACTCCATTTGACTAGAAAAATAGAGCTTACTCTTCACAACGGGGCATGTTGCTACAAAGTAAACTCTATTAATCGCGATTTATACCTTTTACAATTAAATCCGTATGCCCCACGTCTTTATTGTAGTTATTTCTTGATTGCAAAAGTAAGATAAGTCATTGATAAAACAAAAGAAAAGTGGAGATTTCTAACAACCTATATTTCATAGAACCAATATATAGAAAACAAAAAAGGCTTCCAACCCGTGGAAGCCCCTCTGTCATTAAAAACCTTACGGCCTCGCGATAGACCGAGAAGTATCTTTCATTATGTCGCCAAGCTCGGATAGAGCTAAAGATAGGGTATTCAGTTCATCAGCGGTGAAGTTGGCTGGTTTGCCGTTTACCGCACTTCCGTTAATCCGTTGATATAGCCATTGGCGTGTTCTGCCAAAATAGTGCTGGGCAATATACGACATAGAAGCGAAAGGCAATACTTTTTCTAAGGTCTGCCTGATTTCTACTGTTTTCACAATGGCTTGGGCTTCATTGATTGATTGCCTGGCACCATCTTGGAACGCCTGCACAAACGCTTTTTTATCTTCCGGTGAAAGCGTCTGCAGAAAAGCCCTGAAACGTTTTTTATGGTCGGCCAATTCCTCCGGAGTATTGCATTTTACATATTCCGACTTCCATTTTCCCAATTCTTTCTGTACGTCCATAAGCCTAAAAATTATATGTTAGAGAAAAAGTAGCCCCCTCAAGGAGGGCTACCGTTTTCATTCAGCTTGTCTTGTGCATCATTCAAGTCATCGAGACAATCATTGATGCCTTCCTCAAGCTCCTCATCGGAAATCCAATCAGTATTCTGAATGTCATCCCAATAGAGGGAAAAGAAGCTGAGGTCTTTTTTCGCAGCTTCAATCCGAGCCTTTAGCTCTTCTTCTTCAGTCATAAAAAGATCGCGATTCTTAATGACAGTGCAAATATAATAACCTTTTGGTAATTACGCAAGGGAAAAAGGAGTTATTTTTGAAAGGCAGATGTCTTTTTAACATTATTATTCTATCCGGTAAAAAGTTCCCTTCAGTACCTTGCTTAATCCATCAACATCTATTTCCGTCTCAATCTTCTCGCACAAATACTGCTTGTTGCCTATAAGAAACACCTTATTCACATCTGGCAGCTTATTGGCTTGGAACTGGATTGTGTAAGGGATATTGGAGTGAAACAGACTGAGTGTCGACAACCGATGTCCGACACTGTCCGGACAAACATCGTTCAAGCTTAGGGAATACGGAAGGAAGTCCGTGAGCTGTGCTCCGGTCTTCTGCTGGTAGTCCGTAAAAGGATAGGCATAATCATAGGCATGTGTCTGACCGCTGTAAGTTACGTTCTGCCGGTTGAACTTACCGGTATTGACAGCCACTTCCATGTGCCCGTTTTTTTCCTGCTTCTCCTTCAGCTCCACGTCACCGTTTATGGCTTCCTGGACATTGAAGCGCTCCTGCTTGGCAACAGTAGCCTGGTAGCCCACCGCGGGTATGTTCAATACCATGGAGGTGTACGGACGGGACAAATCGTAATCAGCTACAGAGCCATACACACCGACATTGAACTGAATAATTTTAGCCGGGACGATTCCGAGTGAGGTCTCTACATCGGACGATTCCGGGTCACGGATTAAATCCGCATACAAATTGACTTCACGCAGCGTATTCTTATCATTTTCATTGTAGTTGATATAATACCGTTTACCAACAATAAAGATTGTACTTTTCTTGTCACTGTCACCCATTCCGTTGTATGCGGCCAGCATTGCATCGTAAGAATCATATTCTTGTTTGTATGCAGCTTCTATGATGTCCCTTTCAATCCGCAGATAGCCGTCATCCGTATGGGAAGGTAGATTGTAGCCCACATTGCCAGTGCTCAAGTCTTTCTCATTCTTTTCATCTTCAATATCCACAGTGAACTCCCGTAGCAGGGAGGATGCAGGAATAATCTCCTTTCCGGATTCTGTAAAATAATCGTTAAGCCCTACGAGACTCACCACTTTGGTGCGTTCGTTGACCACTGTAACCGCACAAAGGAATTTCTCCAGTTCATCAAAGAATTCGGAAACAGTCCAGTGCGGCAATGCGGCGGCCACCCGGTTGCTGCTTACCGCGCTGCATACATAAACGTTCCGCAAGAAATTGTTATCAAAGAAGGAGGTATCGAACGTATAGCCAAAATACTCCACTATTCTCTTGATGACTGTCAAAAGGTATGGTTGTACACATCGACGGCCATAATAGGGGCAAAGGGTAAAATTGTTCGTGCCGAACTCATAGATTGCATCGTTCTGAAGGTTCTCCCATTTGGCTTCCTGATAGAACACCGGCAACCATACAGCTTCAATGTCGTCCACCGAACCGTAGTAGTTCACCATATTGGCAGGTGGCTGGAAACGGTTCTGATTGTTGTTCGGCCAACTGATTGTACCTAAATCAAGTTCGTCAATATACAGATCATCATTCGTCAGCAGATTAAATTCCGCATTACCCGATACGAGCTGTACCTTAACCAGTGCATCTTCTACTGAGAGTAAAACCGCACTGCCGTAAAGCAGGCATCTGGCGTCAACGATGAGTGTGGCCGGAAGGATAGTCTTTTTTTTTGTCACATCCAGTCTGTTCACGTGCTTGAATATGGCATGATTAGCAGGCATGGGGAGTTCTATGTCCAAGGAGTAATTGGAACTGCGGGTGAAATACGGATTCTCGGAGGTGAACGTGATGTTGAACCCTTCAGGAAGGGCGGTCAATTGCCCGTCAATGTATAATTCTGTCATTGCTTGTTGCGTGATTTATTGTTGTTCAACTTCTGATACTCTTTCTGAGCCTGGTTGATACCCCGTTTGCCGGTAACATAAGTTTCCGCTACCAGCGGATCATCCAGCCTGTTTTTAAGCTTCCGCAATACGCGGGTACATTCTATCAGCATCGCCACCATAGCCGGATCATTGGCCGTCGTTGTGGCGCTGGCAGCGGGTGCTTTGGCTGGTACGGTACGTGTACTCTTTCCGGAACCTGTCACAGCCGCTATGTCTTCAGCTGTCAGATTACCAACATTACCGCTACGCTGTGCCACGTCAATGGCGTCGAATATCGGTCGCAGATTCGGGTTGGCGACAGCGAAACGGTTGGCGACGAACTCGTTGGAATGTACGATGCCTTGTGGCTGATCCCAGTCACCGGGACTGGTATAGCCACCAGTGTAGAAGTTGCCGACCATCCCTTTTACTACAGCAAAAGCCGCTTTGATGGCAGCTGGAAAATCCAGTGTAAGCTGCCCCCTAAAACCAAGCGATTCTGCCCCCTTAAAACATTCAACAATGCCCCC